TAAACTGTGATATTTATCAACTAGAAGTTACCTGTTGGTGAGGCTACTTCGTAGAATAGGTAGTTGAATGTAACTTGAAACTCTTCAATCTGATCTGTTGCACCAAAGTCGAGAGGAATAGAACTCACTGTGTTAGGGTAAATTCCTTCAAACTTATATGTTCTTAGAACTTGTTCTGGGTCGCCAGGGCTAGTTCCTTGTCTACTCAATTGTTTTACGAAAGCAGATCTTTGATAAACTGCTGGGTCAATTGAACCTTGAGCTGTTTGTAAATCGTTAATCGAGTTACTCCACTTTTCCATCGCATCTCTGATTACAAAATCAGTATCGTTAATAATAGTCACTGTCCAAGGATCAAAGGTGCGGTCTCCAGCAACAGGAAGAACACGACCTCTATATGGAACTGGAATATTACCTAAATTTGATGCTGGTATCTCAGCAGCTTTTACGAGAAATGGAATTTTATCTGATGTATCAGACTCATTTATTCCCAATCCCTCTGGAAAAGCAATCTCTACTTCAAATAAATTAGCTCTCGCACCACCACCAGACAATCTGGATCGAAACTCTGTTATGTTTCTTTGGTTAAATGTTGCCATTTTTCTGTTTAACTCCTTTTGTTATTTAGATGGACTTAATTAAACTCGACCAGCGACTTCAGAGAAGCTAACCCCTGTTCTTGTCGCAACGAATGTAAGACCGATGAAGTTAATTGAACGAGCTGGTTTGATAAAGATATCGCACTTAAACTCATTCGCATCAATCACATCAGGTGTGTTATTTGTTTCATCACAAATAACTAAGAAGTCTGTAATACCTCTCTTCGCTTGAACTCCACGAAGGAATGGTTCAACGATGTTACGGAAGTTTGCTCTCGTAATCTCATCGTTAAACTCAAATAGTTGAGTTCTTGCAGCAATTTCAATTCTTGCCTCTAAGTTCAAGAATAGACGACGAACGTTAATTCTATCGAAGGCAGATGCAATTGCTAATCCTGTCTTATCACCAAAGAGTACGAATCCAGCGCCAGGTGAGAATATAACTGGGTTAATTCTCTTAGTATAAAGAGAATCTCTTTGTACTTTGTTTGGATTATATGCAAGTTTAACTGCATTAAGTATGTTTCCTCTTTGTGATCCAGCGGGTGAGAACCAAGGGAACTGTTCCTCAGATGTTCTCGCCATTAATCCAGCAATGTCACCGTTAAGTGGCATGTATTGGAACTTGTTATTAAATCTATCAAATTGATACTTATAACCAGAATCAAAAACTGCGAAAGAAGATGATGTAATCGGATCGTAGAATCTAATTACGTTATCTGTTTGTGTGGATGCCTTTGTAACATTCACTGTTGTTTCTCTGTTTGGAGAAATAACTGCAAGGCAATCTTTTCTAGCCTCTGCAATCGCAATCAATTTGTTTGCTTTTGCTTGTGATTCTTGTTCATTACCTACGATGCCAGGGCCTTGTAGTAAGAAGTTAACTGAGTATTCTGCTTCATTCTCAAAGATTTCATAACCACCCATGATTGAACCAAGAGAACAAGAATAGCCACCTTCTGTACTTACACCAGAGTAATCTTTACCACCTTGTAGTTCATAAAGTATGTTACCACCAAAGTTAAAGTTTACATCCTGTGCATCCTGACTCCAAGTATTTTCAACTGCTGATGATGGAGTAAACGCAGTTATGATACCAGATGCGATTGATCCATTTCCTGTTGCAACTCCGACAAAGATATTATCTGAGTTTTCTGCAATAAAGTTCTTATAGTAGATTGCACTACCAAAAGAGTTCTTGGCATCATCTGCCTTTGATAGGAACGTAAACTTCTCAAGAATTGCACCTGTTGTTCCAGAAATCTTTCCACTATCGTCAACAACTACAATGTGAAGTTCATCATTCTTACTGTTTCTTGCAGCAGCATATCCACTTGTGCCTGGTTTTTCTGCAATCTCTTTCCACTGTAACGCACCATTCTTTAATTGAATGAATTGACTATCATACCAATCTGAAACTGTTGTAACTGTCAATGCAGTTTGAATACCAGCTGCTGGAGCTGCGATAGTTGAACTACTATTTGATATTTGAATACCAGTGGCAGGAAGAATACCTCCGTTTACAGTTGTAACAGCAGTACCAACACTAAATTGGAATTTACCATTCTCTGAATAATCTACAGGGAAAATTGTTCCACCAGCAGAAACACGATTTACAACCTTAACATCAATTGTACTATTTCCAACACCAGTAATGACACCTTGTAGATATCCATCTAACTCACCAGTTGTTCCAACTCCTACAAATGAACCACTGATTGCTTGAGTTACTGCGAAACCTACTTGTATTTTTCCAGTAACGTTTCCGTTTTCAGCACCATCAAAATCAGGATTATATGTAAGTGTTTGGTCTGCAGCACCGTCAATATATGCGACCTTCATTCCATTTGCATAACTGCCTGGATTTCTTGCAGCTAATCTATATGAAACGTTATCTTCATAATTGTTTTGGTAATCGTCAAAAGATTTTATCTTAAGATTTGATGTTGATGCAACACCCACAGCACCAACGTTTGCGTTATTTAAATTTGCACCGTCTGCTCTAACGACTCTTAATATACCACCGTACTGTAGATAGTTTGAAGCAGTGTACCAATATTCGTACTGCCTATCGTTAGTAGCGGGTTTTCCAAAAAGATCGATCATATCTTGCTCATTCTCAATAAGCAAAGGTTCTAGTACAGGGCCTCTTTCAAAAGGGCCTACTATTGCACCAGTCTGATCACTTATGGAGTCAATTCTACCAACCGTAAGGTCAACTTCCCTAACCTTAACGCCTGGAGATACTAAACCTATGCCAGCCATGTTTTTCTCCGAAGTTCCACATTGTTTTACTAAATTTATTTATGAATTGCTACCTCTCTAAATGGGGAAACATGACGTGAACTCTACCAATCAGGATAAATATCCACTTTTTCTTTTTTTCTTCTTCCCTCAGAAACTCTTTTAATCGAACATCTTTTACACTCATAAGCATATGCTGATGGCACATTTCCCCTATCTTTTCTAGTTTTGTAGAAATCATTCATCAACTCTTTTGTCTCACCACATATCTTACATTTTCTCTGTTCAAAAAGTAAATGTTCTAGTCCAAACTGGTCTTCAATATTCATCTATAATCCCACATGTAAGATCTATCACCATACTCGTCAGTATACCATCTATCTCCCTCACCATCAACAAAACTCTCATCCTCTGTTCCATCAACAATAAATCCAAAAGGTGACATGTCTTGTTCAATTTGATCTCTCTGATCTTCATATATTCTTTTTCTTACATCTTGGTCTGTAAGTTCTTTAAAATAATCTTGTTGAACTAACCATGCATAAATCACAAGGCACATTGCAAGGTCATCATTACATCCCTCTTCTGCTTCAAATGAATTATGTTTTTGAATAAAGGTGGTAAGTTCAGATATGATATCATAGTCATTGAATATTATCTTCTCATCTTCTATTAAAGTCTTTAAGTTAGAACATCCAACTTTCTTCACTGTCTTGGACATCTTAACTCCAAGTTGTGTTTTCTTACCTGAGAATCCTTGACCTACAATCTGACCAGCACGACCTCTCATTGAACATAGTAAGAGATTATCATACTCTAAATCATACTGTATAATACTTGCAACTTGGTCTCCGATATCATTTACCTCACATAAAATAAAAGCATTGTTGTATGCCTTTGCAATATCTACAATGATACTGGGAAACAACATCGGTTTTATTTCATTATTTTTATACTTACCAATTACCTTATGTGGAAACGATGTGATATCCGCAATTATAAACGCAGAGTAGTCAATACCCACACCACGAGCCACGTCAACGGTAATCACATAATCATGATTCTTAATTGGTTCAAAATAGATATCTAATCCACGATTACTCTTGATTGGTTCATCATATACTAATGATTTTAATTTTGCAGAACTAATCAGAGTATCAACAGACCCTAGAAACTCACACTCAAACTCAACACGAAACTGTTGTTCCGATGTGTTTGCAATCGTTTGTTCTTTCCAATATTGATCTCTGCCTGGCACTTCAGACCAATGAACCTCAGTTGGGACATATTCATTCTTATCTCTTTCAGCATCATGCCACATTCGGTAGAAGTGATTCATACCGTGTGGTGTTGATACGACTATGACTTTTGTTCGTTGACCAGAAGAGATAGTAGGATAAACAGATGCAAAGAATTGGTCAGCAATGTGAT